CTGACGCGGCCGGGCAAGGACCTGAAAGGAATCCTCTTCAACCTGACGAACAACTACGGCTACAGCGAGAAGAAAGAGGTCGAGCTCGGCGAGCGGGCGACAAAGACCGTGACGGCGGCGAGCATCCCGCTCGAGGAGCGGCAAGCGATGCTGCGCGAGCTGATGCAGGAGTTTGAGCACGATGGCGACGAAGACGCGGACCTATGAGCGAGAGCTTGAGGTGGCGCTGTGGTGGCGGGACTTCCGCGCGACGAACAACGCGCACTTCCTGCCGCTGCTGTTCGACCGGCACCGCTACCTCGTCCTGAAGGGCGGCGGCGGCAGCGGCAAGTCGATCTTCGCGGGGCGCAAGGTGCTCGAGCGCGTGACAAGCGAGCCGGGGCACCGCTGGCTGGTGTGCCGCAAGGTAGCGCGGACGCTGCGCGAGAGCTGCTTTGAGCAGCTGCGCGGGCTGATATCCGACTTCTACCCCGACAGCGGCGCGAAGGTCAACAAGAGTGACATGAGCATTTCGTTTGCGAACGGCAGCAAGATCCTGTTCGCGGGCCTCGACGACGTGGAGAAGCTCAAGTCGATCTACGACATCACGGGCATCTGGATCGAGGAAGCGAGCGAGCTGGAGCAGGGGGACTTCGACCAGCTGGACATCCGACTGCGCACAGACTTCCCCTATTACCTGCAAATGATCCTGACGTTCAATCCGATCAGCATCACACATTGGCTGAAAAAGCGGTTTTTCGACCGCAAGGACCCGCGCGCGACGGTGCACGAGAGCACGTATCTCGACAACCGCTTTCTGACGGCGGAGGCCATCACGACGCTTGAGGCCTTCAAAGAGACGGACGAGTACTACTACCAGGTCTATTGCCTCGGCCAGTGGGGCGTGACGGGCAAGACGGTGTTCGACGCGAAAAAGGTGAGCGAGCGGCTGCTCATCGTCGAGCGGGCGAAGAAGCCGAGGCGCGGCTACTTCGAAAACGTCGTCAAGGAAGACGGCGTACACCTCGAGCGCTGGGCGTGGGTGGACGATCCGGACGGCGCGGTGACGATCTACGAGGATGTCGTCCCCGGCCGGCCGTATGTCATCGGCGGCGACACGGCGGGCGACGGCAGCGATTATTTCGTCGGGCAGGTGCTCGACAACATCACGGGCAAGCAGGTCTGCACGCTGCGCCACCAGTACGACGAGGACACGTATGCGCGGCAGATGTACTGCCTCGGCAAGTACTACAACGACGCGCTGCTCGCCATCGAGACGAACTTCTCGACGTACCCGACGAAGCTGCTTGACCTGATGGGCTACCGCAACCTGTACGTGCGCGAGGTGGAGGACGACTTCACAGGCAAGATCAAGCACGCCTTCGGCTTCCAGACAAACCGGCTGACGCGGCCGGTGATCCTGTCTGAGCTCATCCGCATTCTGCGCGAGAGCATGAGCACGGTGAACGACCGCGACACGCTGCTCGAGATGCAGACATTCGTGCGGCGGGAGAAAGACTTGCAGGGCGAGGCCGAGCCGGGCGCGCACGACGACTGCGTGATGGCGCTGGCGTTCGCGCACTACGCACGGCCGCAGCAGACGATGGAGATCAAGACCGGCGGCAGCACGAAGAAAACGCGCTGGACGGCGGACATGTGGGAGGACTACAACAGCGCGAGCGAGAGCGAGCGGGCAGAAATGCTGGCGCTCTGGGGCGAGCCGCGATGAGAGGGAGAAAAGACATGGAAGAAAAAGCAAAGACAAGCACGATCAGCGAGGAGCTGCGCGAGTGGCAGGCGAGGCTGGGTGAGAGCGACGCCAAGTGGTCGAAAGAAGTCGAAAAAATGAACGAGCGCGAGGCGGTCTACAACGGGGACCGCACGATGCAGCCGCTCGTCCCCGGCGACACGCACCGCGACGGCACGCTGAAAAAGACAAGCCACGTGCGCAACATCACGTTTGAGAACATCGAAAGCCAGGTATCGAGCAGCATTCCGCAGCCGAAGGTAACGCCGCGGCGCAAGAAGGACGAGCACCTGGCCGACGTGATCGAGCACTTTCTGCGCAACGAGCTCGACCGGCTCCCGTTTGAGGCGCTGAACGATCTGGCCGAGCGCACGGTGCCCATTCAGGGCGGCGTGGGCTTTTTGGTCGAGTGGGACAACACGAAGCGCACGAGCACGACCGTCGGCGAGGTGAACGTGACGCTCATCCACCCGCAGCAGTTCGCGCCGCAGCCGAACGTCTACACGGGCATTGCTGACATGGATTATTTCATCGTCAAGGTGCCGACGACGAAGGGCTACGTCGAGCGCCGCTACGGCGTGCTGCTTGAAAACGAGGGCGAGAGCGAGCCGGATGTCCGCGGCGGCGACGGCTCCACGAGCAACCGAAACCTGACGCTTTACATCGGCTACAAGCTCAACGAGCGCGGCGGCATCGACCGCTACACGTGGGTGAACGACACGGAGCTCGAAAACCTCAAGGACTATCAGGCACGCAGGCAGCCGGTGTGCAAGAGCTGCGGCAAGGTAAAGCCGCTGCCGGGGCAGGAGGTAAACGGCGCGGCCTACTCAGGCGGTGCGTGCCCGTGGTGCGGCGGCAAGGACTGGGAGAGCAAGACGCAGGACTTCGAAGAGCTCTATGCGCCGGTACAGCGCAGCGACGGCACGTTTGTCGGCGGGATGCAGGAGACGGTGGACGAAAACGGCCTGCCGGTGCAGGCGCCGGTGCGCATCCCGTATTACCGGCCGGACCGCTACCCGATCATCTTGCAGCGCAGCGTGAGCGTGTTCGGTCAGCTGCTCGGAAACAGCGACGTTGACATGATCCGCGACCAGCAGAACACGAGCAACCGCATTGAGCAGAAGATCATCGACCGACTGATGAAGGCAGGCACGCGCATCACGCTCCCTGACCGGGTGGACCTGCGCACCGATCCCGAGGACGGCGAGCGCTGGTACATCGGAAAGCCGAGCGACAAAAGCCTCATCGACGTCTACGATTTTTCGGGCAATTTGCAGTACGAGCTCACGTATCTCGCGCAGGTGTACGAAGAGGCGCGGCAGATCATCGGCATCACGGACAGCTTTCAGGGCAGGCAGGACACGACCGCAACGAGCGGCAAGGCCAAGGAATTCTCCGCCGCGCAGGCGGCGGGACGCCTCGAGAGCAAGCGCGTGATGAAAAACGCCGCCTACGCCGAGCTCTTCGAAACGATGTTCAAATTCTGGCTGGCGTACTCGGACGAGCCGCGGCCGGTGACGTATAAGGACAGCACGGGCGAGACGATGTACGAGGAGTTCAACCGCTATGACTTCCTCGAAGAAGGCGAAGACGGCGAGCTGCACTGGAACGATCAGTTCCTTTTCTCGTGCGACACGAGCGCGCCGCTGGCGAGCAACCGCGAGGCGATGTGGCAGGAGACGCGGCAGAACCTTGAGGGCAGGGCCTTCGGCGACCCGACGGACCTTGAAACGCTCATTTTGTTTTGGGCGAAGATGGAGGAGCTGCACTACCCCGGCGCGGCGCAGACGAAAAAGCACCTCGAAGAGAAGGCGCAGCGGCAGGAAGAAATGGCCGCGCAGGCGGCGGCGCAGCAGGCGGCCATGCAGGGCGATATGCCGGGCGGCGCTGGCGTGCCGGACGAGCTGGCCGCGGCGATCGACACGCAGGCACAGCAGGATGCCATGAACGCCGTTCAGAACGGCGGGCAAGGCCAAATGCTTGACACAGCGCAGCAGTAAAAGGGCTAAAGGCGCGAAAGAGAGACGCGCAGAGCATAGAGCCCCACAAAGGGGACAGCGCAGGGCAACAGCGGGAAAATGCCGAATCCGAAGGAAAGGAGGACGCGGGCATGAGCGATAAGAGCGGTTACGTCGGCAGAATCAAGAACGGCGGCACGCAGGTCGTGAAAGCGCCGAACCAGCAGACCGACGCGAAGAAGGGCGTTATTCATACCGGCTCCGATTTGAGAACCGGCAAGAAGTAAGGCAAGCGGAAGCGCTTTACATGATTACCCCGCAAGGGGACGCCGCACGCGCAAGGCGGCGGCTGTTCGCAGGGCAACGCGGAAAAATGCCAGAGAGGAAGAGAACATGGGATTCACGGAAAAAGACGTCTTTGAAGCGATGGGCCTGACGGTGCCGCCTGACGAGGCAGGCACGCAGCAGGAACCCACAGGCGCAAACGAGCTGGGTGCCGCTGCCCCGGCCGCAGAAGAGACCAACGGCACGCCGGAGGGCGGCGATACCGGCACGACGGGCGGCGAGGGCGCAGAGGGCGTCGCAACCGCTCCCGAGGGCCAGGACGGCGCGGAAGGCGCAGAAGACAACAACGATGCGGAGGGCGCGAAGAAGGAGCAGACCCCCGACGAGCGCAGAGCTCATGCGGCGGCGCGGCGCAGAGCCGAGCAGCAGGCCGCGGTGGACGCGGCGCTCAAGGCGCAGAGCGAGAAGATGGCCGCGGAGTGGAAGGCCTTTTTCGAAAGTGCGGGGCTCAAGAACACGATCACGGGCGAGCCCATCGCGACGAAGGAGCAGTTTGACGAATGGTCGAAGTCCTTCAAGCAGCAGAAGCTCGAAAGCGACCTCAAGGCCGGGAAGCTGACGCAGGAATCTCTCAATGAGGCGATCAGCGAGAATCCCGTCGTCAAGCGGGCAGCGGAGATCGTGGCGGCGCATGAGCGCGAGCAGGCCGCGGCGGAGCAGGAGAAAATGCAGCGCGCCATCGACGAGCAGATCAAGAAAATCCACGCGCTCGAGCCCGAGGTGAACGGCGTGGAGGATCTTTTGAAGCTGCCGGAGAGCGAGGAATTCTACGCGCGCGTGAAGAGCGGCATGTCGTTTTACGACGCCTACCTCATTTCGACGCACGAGCGGCGCGAGAAGGCGCTGGCCGAGGCGGCGAGAGCGCAGGCCTTGACGGGTCAGAGGGGCAAGGACCACCTGACCGGCGCGGCGGCATCCCGCGGCGCGGGCGGCAAGGTCGTGACGAGCGAGGAGCTGGCGAGCTTCCGCATCTTCAATCCCACGGCGACGGACGAGGAGATCCGCGCGTGGATCGAGAAGAACAGAAATTAACAAGACAAGGAGGAACGCAATGTTTATTCCCATCAAATCGACGGACGGGGCAATGACCCCGTTTGAGTACATCGAAGCGGCGGCGGGCACGTATCAGGTCGGCCAGCTGCTCAACGTGACGGACGGCAAGCTGGCGGCGATCGCTGCCGACCAGGCGACCACACCGCCCTATGTGTGCATGCAGAGCGGCACGGTGGCCGCGGGCGAGCTGCTGGCGGTGACGCGCGTGCAGGGCAAGTACACCTTTGAAACCGAGCTCGCGGCGGCCGCAGCGGCCGTGAAGGTCGGCACCAAGATCCAGGTGGCGAGCGGCGGTCTCAAGGCAAAGTACGTCACGGGCGCATCGGACGCGGCGGTGCCCGGCACGTTCGAGGTCGTGAGCCTTGAGGGCACGGCAGCGGGCAGCATGATCCGCGGCCGCTTTGTCTAAGGAAAACGGAAGAGAGGAGAGAAAGTAAGCAATGAAAATCATTTTTTCGGAATCGAGCAACCTGAACAACAGCGTTTACGGCAACTGCCAGGCGCCGATCAAGATGTTCCTTGAAAAGCGCGGCGAGGAATTTGAGCAGAACAGCGTGCTCAAGAACCTGTTCCTGACGGGTTCTTCCAAGAACTACGGCGACGTGATGACCACGCTGACGGCCATGAGCGGCTTTGAGCCCGTGGGCGAGAATGGCGCTTATCCGCTGGACGGCATGCAGGAGGGCTACCAGAAGTTCCTCAAGTACCAGACGTGGAAGGATTCTTTCAGCGTGTCCAAGGAGATGATCGAGGACGGCAAGCTGCTCGACATGCGCAAGCAGCCTGCGGCTTTTATGACCTCTTACAAGCGCACGCGCGAGCTCTTCGGCGCGGCGCTGTACGGCGCGGCCATGATGGGCAACGGCAGCGTGACCTTCAAGGGCGTCAAGTTCGACCTGACGGGCGCGGACGGCAGCAACCTGTTCGCCAAGGAGCACGTGCCCAAGGTGAGCGGCGAAAAACAGTGCAACTGCTTCAAGGATGCGTTCAGCGTGGACACGCTGGGCAAGCTCGAGACCAAGATGCACCTGTTCCGCGGCGACAATGACGAGATCCTTGACGTGGCCCCCGACACGATCCTCATCCCCGAGAACGCCGACCTCAAAAAGGCGGTATTCGCGGCCATCGGCGCGGACAAGGACCCCGTGAGCGCGAACAACGCCTTCAACTATCAGTACGGCCGCTGGAACGTCATCGTGTGGCCGTATCTGAACCACTACATCACGAACGGCGTTTCCCCGTGGGTGCTGCTGGACAGCAAGTACAACGAGCAGTACGGCGGCGCTGTGTGGAACGACCGGATTCCGCTGGCGGTGCGGAGCACCATCGACGAGAACACCGACGCGAACGTCTGGCGCGGCCGCAGCCGCTTCAATGCGTGCTTCAACGACTGGCGCTTTGCCGCCATCGGCGGTATCGCGGCGGGCAACTCGCTCTAAGCTAAATAGCCAAGGCGGGCGTGGGACAAGACCCGCGCCCGCCTTTATCCATCATTGAGAGAGGAGAGAAGAACATGACACCGAGAAAAGCGATGCAGCACGCCGACACGGCGAAGCCGAACGCCTTTCCCGAAGAGGAAAAATTCGAATGGCTCAAGGCGCTTGAGGGCAGGATCGCGGCGGACGTGCTGCTGGCGACGCCGGAAGAGCTCGAGCAGATCATGGCGACCGGCTATCCGGACGGCATGGACGAAGAGCTGCTGGTGAAGGCCCCGCACGATGAGCTGTACGTGCTGTACCTCAAGGCGAAGATCGATGCGGAGAACGGCGAGTACAGCCGCTATGCCGATTCGGGGCAGCTCTATAACGAGGCCTACGGCAACTTTGCCCGCTACTGGGGCAGGACGCATGAACCGGCGCAGGGCTACGAGAGGGGGTACGAGATCGTATGAGAGAGATCGAAGTGCGCGAGCTGCCGTATCTGCCGCTGGGCCATCAGGGCGAGAACGAGGCGCAGAGAATCGTCTGGCGCGGCCTTGCGGACAGTTGGGCGCGGCTGTACGGCGAGGGCGCCTTCGCGCTGACGGTGCTGCGTGAGGGTGACAGCGCGCCGTATCCCGCGAGCCTCAAGAGCGAGAACGGCGACGTGATCTGGACGCTGAGAAATGCCGACACCGCAAAGGCGGGCGAGGGCATGGCCGAGCTCACCTACACCGTGGGCGGCGTGATCGCCAAGAGCCGGACGTGGCACACGGTGGTCGAACCGTCGCTGAGCGCAAACGGCACGACCGAGCCGCCCGCAGCCTATCAAAGCTGGGTTGATGAGGTTTTGCAGGCGGCGGCGGATGTGGAGACGGCGGTTTCTAAGATGCCATACGTCGACGAGACCACGGGCAACTGGTTCAAGTGGGACGCCACGGCGGGCGCTTTTGCCGACACGGGCGTTGCCGCGACCGGACCGACCGGCCCTGAAGGCCCCAAGGGGGAGACCGGCAGCGGCTTCAAGGTGCTGGGCTACTACGGCACAAAGGCTGCGCTGGACGCCGCGCAGAAAGCGACCGCAGCGGCAGGCGATGCCTACGGCGTGGGCACGGCAGAGCCATACGACATCTACATTTTTGACGGCATAACCGGCGAGTTCATCAACAATGGCCCCTTGCAGGGCGCGAAAGGCGACACGGGGCCAGAGGGGCCGCAGGGACCGAAGGGCGACAAGGGTGACAAGGGCGAGCCCGGTGGTGGCGGCGGTCAGCCTGCGGTAGAGATCGACCTTTCGGACAGCATCACGATGGACGAGACCTGTTTGTGGACGACCCTCCTCAACCTGAGCCATGACAGCGACGCAGCCATGAAAAGCAGGCGGCTCTTGCGGGTAACGCGAAAGTGACCGTCAAGATAAAAGTCTCATCCTCCAGCGAACCGGAACGCGTGACGCTGCGGATGGTCGGCTCGCAGTATACGGATGCAGAATTGGGTGAAAGATACAATTTAACCGGAACTGCCGTCCTGTTAGGGATCGCTCCGATAGACGTTATGCTGGGGGCGTACGGCGGAGACCCCCCCCGCTTATGTTTTGGGCAGTCTTCGCCCACAGCAACAAAGTGAGCCGCTGCCGGAGGTTGATCTTTCGGACAAGATTACGCTGAGATCGGAGGATCTGTTCACAAGCTTCGCCAGTCTCGGCAACGACAAAAGCGTAGGCGAAAAGATCAAGCAGGCTGCGCTCGAGCGCCGCGCGTATGTGACGGTCATGTTTAAGTCCGTGGATGGCGCGTCGGAAAAGGTGACGCTCCAGATGTTCGGCACGCAGAGTGCGCTTAAAGACGGAACGCCCGCATACGCCCTGACAGGAACATATGTCTTTAGTGGTATGCTCCCGATGGACATTATGATCGGCACGATCCTCTACGAGACCGACTGCACCGTTGTAAAGCGCATCGAATCTTTGACCCAAAAGCCAATCTACGACCCAGTGGATAAGCCGGACACAACGCCGGATGGAGCGTTTCTGCGGTGGAGCGGTGAGCAGAAAAAGTGGATGGCGGAAACCGTGCCCGCGGCGGAAGGGGGTTCGTTCTAAGTGGAATACTTAGTACAGGACACAAGCTTGACGGCGATCGCGGATGCTATTCGCGAGAAGGGCGGGACAACCGCTCCCATGAGCTTTCCGGCGGGGATGGCTGAGGCGGTGCGCAACATCCAGAGCGGGGACGGCGGAGGCATTTATGCCGGTAATTTTATAGCATACCCGCGCTTTGTCGGCGTGGTGATCGAGCCAAATATGGCGCTAAGCGCGTTTTCGGCATATCCGCAGTTTACGGGATACAATATTTTGCCGGCGATTGAAACCGGCACATTTGAGGTGGAGACATGAGTGTAACAGTTGTAGAAAAGATGTTTAGTGGGGCTGGCTATAACGTTGTGTATAATGCAATACGTGAATGGATCATTGAGCAGATCCCAGAGCTAACACTGGTAAAGACTGGTAAAAGTGGCAATGACCCGTGGTGGTTGTATAAGTTTGGTAACACAGACTATGGCTTGTCGTTTTATAACTACAAGTCTCTCTGGTTATCTGTCGCTTGTGGCATTACCGATAAGACAACCGGAGCCAATCAAAACTACCAGATTTCTACCTCCGTCATAAAGGAGAATAATTCGGATGTATATAAGGCAGGAGCAGCTGTCATAAGAACGCCACAGGGCGTCATTATTCAAGGGATAAACTACACAACGGGAAAAAAGAGTGAATCCTTCTGCTACCTCGGCAAAACGGAAAGCGTGATGAGGGGACCAATCTCTGTTGCCGGGTATTTTAGCAGCGCGGGTTATCTCTATTCCAATCAAAACGATTTGTATCTGAGCAAGGTTGACGGCAGCCTTTTCTACTTCAAAATCGACAACGAGACTCCGGCGGTATGGCGGCACGGTGCGCTGACGGCAATTCGCCCCAGTGGGACGGCATATGGAGCCGCCGGTTCTATCGTCGCGTCCGCCGTCTACGGTGTGACAAGCGCCGCCTGGATGGACCCGATCCGCATCGACGCCTTTTACGCGCTGGACGGTCCGGTTTTTCCCCCGTATTACACGGAGGTGACGGCAGGCGGGCGCAAGATGCAGCGCGTGGGAAAAGAACTTCTGTTGGAGGGATAGCATGGGCATCATCGCATACGCGCTCAACCTGATCGACCTGTCGTGCACGCTGTGGGCGCTGCGCCTCGGCTGCGTGGAGCTGAACCCGCTGATGCGGAGCGTCACGGTGATGGTGGGCTACAAGGTCATCATCGTGTGGGTGCTGTTGCGGTGGCTGTCCCGTCAACGAGAGCGCTCAGCACGGTATGCGCTATATATTGCTACCGTGGTCTACGGCGTAGTGTGCCTGTGGCACGCGGTCGGACTGTGGGCGATAACAAAATGACGGAGGAGACGATGGAGCATTATGATGACGCGGCGATCGCGCTGATTGACGCGCGAGGGAAAAGCAACACGCACCGCATCAACGAGCTGGCCGAGCATCAGGCCGCGCTTGATAGGCTCGCTGCATCGGTCGAGGTGCTGGCAACAAAGCAAGAGACGGTCGAAGGCGACGTGAAGGAGATCAAGGAGGACGTGAAGACCATGACCGGAAAGGCGGGCAAACGATGGGACAGCATCGTGGACAAGCTGCTCGCCGTGCTCGCGGGGGCGTTCCTCGCGTGGCTGATTTCGGGAGGCATGGCATGATGGATGATTTTGCAGAGGTGGCAGTTGCTATCATTGTGGGCGCGGCCCTGCTGCTTGGCGCGGCGGTGTCCATTAAGGGCATCCGCGCACTCTGGATGTGGTGCATGGCATGAAGAAGCTGAAAGAGCACTGGGGCAGGATGAAGAAGCGGGACAAGTACATATCCATCGCCATTTTCAGCCTGACGTGGTACACCGTGGCGTCGCTTATCATGACGGCGCTCGGCGTACCGCCGCCCGACGTGCTGACGGAACGCTGGTTCAAGGCATGGACGACGGAGCTCGTCGTGGTGGCGGGCATCAAGATTTTCAGAAAGGACGATACAGTTTTATGAATGAATTACTGAACAAAAGAATTGCGAACCTTCTCAGCGTGAAGAGCCTCGTGACGATTGCGCTGACGGCGACCTTCTGCGCGCTGACCGTACAGTCAAAAGTGACGCAGGAATTCAACACCGTATATCTCATGGTGATCGCGTTCTATTTCGGCACACAGAACGCCGCGGGCAGCGCGAAGGGAGAATAAGCGCATGAATATCCGCAAATATCCCGCGAACGCGGGCAACGTCGGCGGCACGCGCGCGGCGAGCGGTATCCGCTACATCGTGATTCACTACACCGGCAACGACGGCGACACGGCGATGAACAACGCGAAGTATTACGCGGGCAACGTCGTGAAGACCAGCGCGCACTACTTCGTCGACGAGAAGGAGATCGTACAGAGCGTGGACGACCTGCACATCGCGTGGGCGGTCGGCGGCAACAAGTATCCGAGCTGCGCGCAGACCGGCGGCGGGACTATGTACGGCAAGTGCAAGAACGCCAACAGCATCAGCATTGAGCTGTGCGACGCGGTCAAGAACGGCGTATACGCACCGGGCGCGAAGACCGTCGCGCAGGCGCTTGCGCTGACGAAAGCTCTGATGAAGAAGTACAACATCCCCGTGAGCAACGTCATCCGCCATTTCGACGTGACAGGCAAGCTCTGCCCCGCCTACTGGTCGGGCAAGGAGAACGCGAGCAAGTGGGAGAAAGAGTTTCACGGGAAACTCGCAGAGCCGGACTACCGCGCGCAGCTGCAAAAGCGCGCGGGGCTGACGGACGGCACGATGGATTACCTCTCAGCGTATCAGTACGGAGACGACCTTGTCCGGAAGCTCGCGACGATGAAGTGAAGCACGGGGCGGGAGGGCATGCAGCTCTCCCGCCCGAGGAGAAAGGAGGGGAGGAAGTATGCCTTCCAACTGGCTATACATCGACACGAATTTCCCATCGTTCACGCAGAAAGAGAGCGACGGCGAGAAGATCGAGACGATGCAGGACTATCTCTTCATGCTCGTTGAGCAGCTGCGCTACACGCTGCACAACTTAGACCTTTCCAACATGAACAAGACGGCGGCGGACGAGTTCGTCAAGCAGATCACCGATCCCATCTACGGCGAGATCAAGGACGCGGAGGGGAACATCACGCAAGTCGCGCTCATGGCCGAGGGGCTTGCGGCGCGCATCGGCGACGCCGAGGGGAACATCACGCAGCTGCAAGCGACGGCGACGGGATTGCAGGCGAGCATTTCGAACCTGAACGGCAGCGTGACAAACCTGACGGCGGACGTGAACGGCATCCGCGCGACGGTGAGAACCAAGATCGACGCGACGCAGGCGCAGAGCATCTTCGACCAGAGCGCGACCGGCTTCACACTGGGCGCGACGAGTGGCGAGAACGGAACGATCTTCAAGCTCAATTACAACGGTGTACAGGTGGCGAGCACGGGCAGCATTGACCTGTGCGTGGACGCGGTGAACATCTATGGCACGCTGACGGCGGGCGCGCTGCGCGGCGGGAGCGTAAGTCTACTGGCAGGGGAGACCTCTGTCGGCAGCATTGATCTTGCCTATACCGGCACGGGACAGGTCGGCGTCGGCCTGACAGCGACTTACGGCGGCATGAGGATGACCGCGGCGGGAAACATCTACTTAAAATCCGACTTCGGCCCGTTTGCGCTGATCGGAAAGGATGACGCGAGCGACTATAACGTCGTCTCGCTCGGCGGCGGCTATCTGGTGCTGAGCGGCAATTATATGTTCGGCGCGTCGCCGCCGAGCCGCGCGCCGTATGGCACGGTGTTTTTCCTTGAGGAGTGAGAGATGGCGAGCTTTTATTGTACGCTGTCACCGGTCGACGGAGACGGGACACAGCTTAGCGTCTACGCACGGTTTACTGGCGGCGCGTCGGATTACACGTATAAGCGCTCAATCGACATCCGCATCACGAGCGTCGGGACGTTCTCGTTCGATTCGAGCGAGGTCGGCGGTGGTACGAGCACCTTTGTCGGCACGATCACAGGCCTGTCGCCGGGCACGGCATACGAATGGATATGCAACATGTACTACTGGGGCGGATCGTGGATCGTCTCAGATTACAGCGATTCCGGCACGGCAACGACGTACAGCGGCGGCGGCAGCGGAGGCAGCACGAAGGCGGTCATCAACGTCGGGACGTATTATAACCCAAACTGGAAGAGATACCGTGCGATCGTCAACATTGGGACGTATTACAACACAAATTGGCTATCGGTTCGACCGGTCAACAATTACGGGAGCTATTCGCAACCCAATTGGAGGTAAAGAGCATGAATGAAAAAATCAAGCAGGAAGCGGCGCACGCGATGCGCCTGATCGGCATTTTGAACGTTAACGGCGACGCCGTCGACGTGGTGGCGGCGGTGCGCCAGTCGCTTCGCAATATCGTGACGATTTGCGATGCGGCAGAAGCCCCGGTGGGTGAAAAAGGCGATACGCCAGACGAAGCAAGAGGAGCGGTGAAAGATGAGACTGCCTGAGGTCCCGTATGCCGACGGCATCGGCAAGCGCGGGCAGCTGCAATTCTACGGTCTGGACCACAATCTGGGAGCGGGAGACGGCGGGCTGTGGGACATGCAAAACCTGACGAGCGACTACTATCCCGTGCTTTCGACGCGTGCAAAGCACAAAATTTACAAGAATCTTGTCAGTCCGGGCGGACTTTTCGCGTGGGATGCGCTCGCGTGGGTGGAGGGCACGGCCTTCTACTACGGCGGCGCGAAAAAAGGCGACGTGACGGCGGGCGAGAAGCGCTTCGCCGCCATCGGGGCCTATATCATCATCCTGCCGGACAAGAAGTACTACAACACGGTATCGGGCGAGTTCGGTAGCCTTGAGAGCACGTGGAGCGGCGCCAGCTTAACGTTTACGAACGGCAAGCTCTATGAAGAGGCCGCGGAGGCGAACACCATTCAGGCAAGCGGCGTCGCATGGAGCGACTACTTCAAGGCGGGCGACGCGGTGACGATTGCGGGCTGCACAAAGCACACAGAGAACAACAAAACGCCGGTGATCCGCGAGATCGACGGCGACAAGATGTATTTCTACGAAAACGTCTTCAAGCTGGACGGCGACAACGGCACGACAGAGTACACGGAGACGGGAAACTTGACGGTTCGGCGCACGGTGCCGGACTTAGAATACGTGTGTGAGAACGAAAACCGGCTGTGGGGCTGCGACGGGCGCACGATCTACGCGAGCAAGCTCGGCGATCCCTTCAACTGGAACGTGTTCGAGGGCCTTGAGACCGACAGCTACGCCGTGGACACGGGCAGCGCGGGCGACTTCACGGGGTGCGTGAGTTTCCTCGGCTATCCGGTGTTCTTCAAGGAGGACCACATTTACAAGGTGTACGGCAGCATCCCGTCCAACTTTGAGGTGATGGGCTCGGCCACGCTGGGCGTCGCCAAGGGCTGCGGCGGAAGCCTCGCCATTGCGGGCGAGCGGCTGCTGTACCTCTCCAATTCCGGCGTGATGATCTACTCGGGCGGCATCCCGCAAAGCCTGCACGACGCCTTTGGCATGACGAGGCTGCGGAACGGACGCGCGGGGAGCGATGGCCTCAAGTACTACCTGAGCGCGCAGGACGAGAATGGGGAGTGGAAGCTCTACGTCTACGACACGCGCAAGGGCATGTGGCACATCGAGGACAAGACGCACGCGACGCACTTCTGCCGCTATCAGGGGAACACCTATTTCCTGACGGCGGAGGGCAAGATCGCGCTGACGGGCAACATCCTCGACGCGCCGGAGGGCTGCACGGACGAGGAAGACTTCACGTGGTTCGCCGAGACGGGCGACTTCACGGAAAAGGGCTCGAGCCAAAGTACGAGCTACGACGGCGTGAAGAAGAGCATCGCCAAGCTGTGGGTGCGCATCGAGGTCGCGGCGGGGGCCGAAGCAAAGGTGCTGATGCAGTTCGATTCCGACGGGAAGTGGGTGCAGGCCGGGCAAACGCTGAAACCGGAGCGAAAGCGCAGCTATTACCTGCCCATCGTGCCGCGGCGCGCAGACCATTACCGCATCCGCATCGAGGGCAAGGGCGAGTGCCGCGTGTATTCGATGAACCGCGAGTATTACGCGGGCAGCGAGCTCAAGAGCACGCGCGGACCACAGTAAAAATTCAAGCAGAGAGGAGAAGAAAATGGCGTATACATACGATGACTTTCAAAAGGCGGCGAGCGGCAGCAATGTGAATTTTTCGCAGTACGATCTCGACCTTGCGAAAAAGTACCCTGAGTTCGGCATGAGCGTGCTCGACCTCAAGAAGCAGTACGCGGGCGCGACGACGGCGGAGCAGCGCGCGCTCATCAACGCCAAGGCAAACCAGCTGCGCAGCAGCTACGGCAATTACACTGCCGGCGCGGATGGCAGCCAGTACGTGAGCGACGGCAAGTACGCGCCGAAGATCGACGAGACGCTCGACATGATCGGCTCGTTCAAGCCGTTTACCTACGGCAGCGCGCCGAGCTACGAAAACCGCTTCCAGCAGAAGCAGCAGGAGCTTTTGGACGCGGCGCTCAAGCGAGATCCGTTCTCGTGGAGCAAGGAGACGGATCCGCAGTACGGCAGCTACAAAAAGACGTATCTGCGCGAGGGCGAGCGGGCGACGGCGGACGCACTGGCGAAAGCAAGCGCCGCGAGCGGCGGCCGGCCGAGCTCGTTCGCCGTGAACGCGGCGACGCAGGCGGGCGACTACTACGCGACGAAGCTCTCCGACGCGATCCCGACGCTCTATCAGCAGGCATACGAGCGGTATCTCAAGGACTACCAGATGAAGCTGAGCGACCTTAACGCGGTGAACCAGCAGGAGCAGCTGGACTACGCAAAGTATCTCGACCAGCTGGGGCAGTTCAACACGGACCGCAACTTCGACTACAACAACTACCTCGGCGAGTATAACCGCTTGCAGGACTACCTCGGCAATTTGCAGGGGCAGGACAATACGGAGTACAACCGCTATCTCGGTGTGCTGGATGCGATCAAGGAAAAGCAGCAGCAGGACCAGGAGCTCAGCCGGTCGCAGGTCGACGCGATGCTGCAAGCAGGCGCGTCGCCGAGCGCGGGGCTCATCGGCAAGAGCGGGTACGAGAGCGAGTACGTCAAGGCGCTCGAGAATTACTACAAGCAGCAGGCGGCGCAGGCCGCGGCGAAGACGAGCGGCAGAAGCGGCGGGACCACGAGGCGGTCCGGCGGGACGAGCGGCGGAAATACGACCGGCGGCAACGAAAGCGGGCTCGACTATCAGGGCCTTTTCGAGGCGGCGAAAAAGAGCGGCAATCCCAAGAGCTGGCTCGCGCAGAAGGCAAACTATCAGAAATTCGGCTTCACCTCGTCGAGCGGGCTGTATTCGGACTATGAGACGTGGCTGGAAAACGGCGGCGTGTCGAACAGCCGTGAGACGATGGCACAGGGGCCGTTCATTGCGCTGCTGTCTGGCTTCAACACGTCGCTCAAGAACGGCGAGGGCGAGCGAATCCTTTCGACGCTCGACAAGACCTGGCCGATGATGACGAGCGAGCAGAAAGCAGAAATGCAGGTATTGCTCAAGCAGTATGGTTATTCCTACGAGGAGGGCTAAATGGGACGACTTGTTAAGACAACGCCTGCGGCACAGGAGCAGCAGGAAGAAAAGCGCACGGTGGTCGGCACCGGCGCGCACGGTCGGCTTGTAAAAACAGGGGATGTGCAGCGCACATCCCCTGCGGCGAATACGGCGAAGACGCCGACAGCGCAGAGCGTTTATCAAAAAGCACTGGACGAAGCGATGATGAAACGCGCAGCGGCGGATCAGAAAAACAAAGAGCGCGGCCGCAAGAGATACAATCGCACACACGCGCAGGAGGTGCGCGAGATCACCGGTGACAAGACAAAAAAGAGCATTACGCCGATCATCAAGAGCGCGGCGGCGGGCTATGCGGCGGATATGGTCGGCGCGGCGGACACGCTGCTGCGTGCGCCGAGTGGCCTGAACTACGCAGCGAGCCAGGAACGCGGAGAGATCGAATCCTCAAAAAAGAACATCGCCGCCTATACCGAAAGGCTCAAGGCGGCGAAGACCGAGGAGGAGCGCCAGCGGTGGCAGACACTTATCGACCGCAACAAGCGCCTCATCGAGATCAACAGCAAGGCCGCGGGCGAGCGGGTGAAAAACTATCAGGACGCGACGAAGGGTGCACAGGAGACGCTGCAAGGCGCCTATCAGAAGTTGCGCAAGACCGCATCCGACAACATGGAAAAGGCGAACGAAGGGCTCACGCCGGTCGGCAAGTACCTCAATAACGTCGGCGTGGCAGGCGCGCAGATGGTCGCCGACACAGTGCTCGGCGGCGGTAGCGCGCTCGGCCCGATGTTCCTGCGCGTATTCGGCGGAAACTCGCAGGAGGCGATGGAGACGGCGGACAAGCCCGGCATGAACTCGGCGGAACATCTGGACGCACAGAACCGGGCGCTGCTGTACGGCACGGCGAGCGGCGCGGTGAGTATTGCGACGGAAAAGATCAGCAACGTCGCAGCGCCGTTCAAGAAAGCGTTCGGTGGCGGCTTCCTCGACAAGGCAATCGACGGGGCGATCGCCAAGATGAACGGGAACGCGGCGGGGCGGCTCGCCCTGTCATTCCTGTCCGAGGGCGGCGAGGAGGTCATCGAGGACCTTGTGCAGCCCGCCTTGCAGACGATCTACAACGGGAAGCGTGCCGGACAGAATTACAGCGAACTTGACGCGGCGGAGATCCTGAACGACTTCCTCGTCGGCGGTGCGCTTGGCCTGCTGGGCAGCGGCGTAGAGGGTGTTCAGCGAAGAAGCGCGCAAATCGAGGCCGAGCGCGCCGCGGCGGAGACGAAAGAGGCCACGCCGTCGGCGAAAGCGATGACGCCGGAAGAGACCGCACCGACAGCACAGCAGCCGGTGCAGCAGCAGAACACCATGCCCGCACAGCCTGCGGTCACGCCTGAGAGCGTGCAGGGCACGGGTGGGGGTAATTTGACGCCCACACAGCCGAACGCCGCACAGGGCGCAGCAGAGGGCAAAGCGGACGCCTTAGACGCGGGCAAGCGCGTCAATCTTCTTGAGTACAGCAACGAGCAGAACGCGCAGAAGGTCAAAGACGGACTGAAAGACGGCACGCTGGCCGTGGACGCGAAAGAGAATATCTATCGCGTGAATGAGGATCAGCACATCGACCGGCGCGACAGCGCGAGCGTGGGCGAGCGGAGCGTGAACGCCTTCCAGTTCGATCACCCTGAGCTGCACAGCTATTACGCGGACGCGGCGGCAGTCCTACAGGAGGAGATGAGCTTTGCCCAAAAGGGCGGCGAGCTCATCCGCCGGACGAGCCGCGAGGCGGGCGACGACGAATACATCCGCACCAAGCGCGGCGCGAGCGAGCGCATCACGCGGCTGCTGGATGACGAGGGCGTGCGCTACGATGACATCGACCGCTCGCTCGACGCGATCATCCACAACCACGGGCAGGAAAACTTCGCGGCGGCGAAGCGCGTGGAGCTGCTGCTGGACGACATGCTGACAAACGGCTACACGGATATCCACGGGCAGCACATTGCACCGAACGAAGAATACATTGCAGCAAAGAAAGCCATCCCCGGCGCGGATATGAGCGAGCGGACACACGAAGAGCTCCCGATCTACGACATGCCGGAGGGGCGGAACGGAGGAATTGACAATGCAGGACAAGAAACACGGAACGATGCCGCGGGGGCTGAGCTTGCCGACGCTGGAGAAAGAGGCACACCAGACGAGGCCAACGCAGCGCATGCACTATCTGATGGAGCTGCCGAACGGGGAGAGCGCCGGGGTAACGGAAGAGAATCTGAGCGCATTCCTCGAGAAGTACGGAACGTCGGCGGAGAAGACGGAAACGCGCTGACGGTACAACAGCGGCTTGCGGCATCCGGTATCTCACAATTCATCAGCCCGCGGGAGGCCAACGTGCCGAACGGCGCAAGCGGCGATAACACCGTCACCATCTTCGACGAGGCAGACTGGGACCAGGAGCTTATCGGCGCGGCGGACTGGGCAGAGTCCAAGGGCGTGAAAAAGGTGACAGCGCTGCTGGGCGTCATCAAGGTTGAAAAGGACGGGAAAACCGGCAGAATTTTCGGCGCGTTCAACGCCGACACGGGCGAAATTTTCGTCAATGCCGGTTCAGTGCAGCGCAGCGTGAGCGAGACGATCGAGCATGAAACAGCGCATTATCTGGCCGAAGTGGCGAGGCGCGAGAACGTCAGGACGTTTATGCGCGACGTTCAGAGCCGGTACAGCAGCGAAGAGTGGGGCAAGGTGTACGATGCCTACTTTGACCGCTATGCAGCGCTGACGGGCGACTACGCGGGAATGAGCGAGAGCAATATCGAGCTCTATGTGTGGGAAGAGATCATGGGCGATGCCTATGCCGAGATCGACCAGTATGACGAAAAGGCGAGCCGATTCAACCGAGAGGCCGAAAGCGCGCTGTCGCAGAGCGGACAGGAAAGTGAAAGCGCCTTACATGGCGAACGCGCGCTGGGCGCGGTGGAACAAGGCCGCGAGACCGCGGCGGCGACGGAACGCAGGAGAGGACCGCCTGAGAAATACAGCGTCCAACGCACACAGGATATCCCGTATCAAGAGCAGATTGACGCATTCTACGAGGGCGATTTGAAAACCGTTGGCAGAAGCGACGATATTTATGTAACAGGCGCTGATGGCTCACCGGATGCGCTCGGGCTCGGCGGCAAGCCATTCTTCATGCTCAAGCGCAATTTGCAGAAGATCACCAGAAAAGAGGGTGCGAACAAGAACTATTCCGCCCACGGGATTGGGGAAGATATCATTCGCGACCTGCCGGATATGCTGAAAGATCCTGCAATGATTATTGTCGAGGGCGACCGTATTTCGGTCATTCCCGGGCGCACAGTCGATACAGCGCGCGAAAAAGCCGCCCCGCTCTTGATCGGGGTCAACCCGAACGGAAGCGTGGACGGCAGAAGCGCGTATGAAATTAAAACCATGTATGGCAGAGAGGGCTTTGCGGACTGGATAGGCCTGCGCGCGAAGGACAGCAAAATCATTGCCGGAAACAAAAATAAGGCCACAGCGTTACTCCGCAATGTCGGTATTAAAATTACCGAGCCGGTGGCATACGCTGCTGACCTTACGAGCGCGATTTTATCACAGAGCCAGGGCGATGTCAAGTCGCCGACGTTGGGCGACGAGATTCGCAGGCAGATCATGGGCAAAGAAAACGAGCCAAGCCAAATGCCGCCTAGCAACCGAGTATTAAAGTCCTCGGAGCTGCGAGCAAAGGTTAAGCTCGATGACAGCAGTGTATCAGACGGCGGCGGGAACGTCAAGCCGAAGACGCGGTTTTCGCTGGATGAGCCGGTCGAGGAGACGAAGACGCTCGTCGCCATGCACAACATGACCGAGGAGAAGCTGCGACGCACGCTCGACATCGGAGCATGGCCCGCGCCCTCTATTGCCATCGTCAAGGTGAAAGACGGGCACACCAACTATGGCGAGTATTCCGCCGTCTTCCCGCGCGAGACCATCGACCCGCAGAGAAGCAGCAAGAACAAGGTCTACGGAGGGGACGCCTGGACGCCGACGCGCAGCAACGCGCGCGTGGAATACGAGGTCGACCAGGGCAAGGCGAGAGCGCTCGAGCGCGAGATTGACAGACTGTCGAGCGAGTTTGCGGGCGGTGCGTTCCAAAATAGCAGCGTCATCGGCGCGGCGGGCGTGAATGAAGAGACCGAATTGAGCCTTGATGACATCGCCGAACGCCTCGCGAAATACCCGGCCGTGCAGGCTGCATACTTACAGAGCAAGGGCGAATCGCTCGAACCCGTCTACAAGGAAAAGAAGTTCGACAGCCTGGGCAACGACGTGTTGCGCCAGTATATCGACCGCGTGGGTATGCAGGAGGTTGCACGGCTTTACGCGGAGATGGAGACGGGCGGCAGCCTTGACGAAAGCGCACTGAACGCTGCGCGCGAGGTCATCGTGGACGACTGGGCGAAGCGGAACGCGCGGCTGCTTGAGCGGAGAGCGGAGAACCGGGACAAGCTCATCGCCGTGCAGAAAAACAGGCTGGAAGACTGGCGCATTGAAAAGTTCATCCGAAACGCCGAGGCGTATATCGAGCAGAACGGTACGAGCGGCGACGAGGTCGACAAAGAGGCCACGTCGGCGAAGATGTACAGCATGATCGCGGCGGGCGGAAGCTGGGGCGACGCAGAAAAGACCGTGCAGCAGTGGGTGAGACCGCGGCTGGACGGGATGCTCGGGAAGCCGGGCATCTACAACGGAAAAGACCCGTACACGGAAAACGGCAGAAAGCCGTTCAAGGAGACGCACTGGGACTATACGGCGGAAAACATCGTGCGCGCGATGAACAATGCGAGCGACCGCGGCGAGGGCATGTGGGGCCTGTCTGGTGGGACACTCACCGCAACATCAGTGCCGCGGTACGAAAGCATTGGTGCGATCCACGCAGACGAAGAGAGGCTGCGCGCAGAGAGCGACGACGTGCACGAAAAGCGGCTGCGCGACCTCGACATCGAGATCGACCGCGTCGTGGACGATCTGCTGCGAAGCACAAAGGCACACAGCGACAGCGAGTACGAGGAGCGGCACATCCTGGAAGATGTGCTTGCGGAAGCTGCGAAGGGTGAGCATTCTCCGGCGGCAATCAAGCGGTCGTTTGCAAAGGACGGCTATGCCATCAAAGACGGGAATGCGAGGTCGATCATGCGGCTATTCGACATTGCCGCGAAGATCCCGGTCGGCTACTTCGAGGCCAAGCCGCAGCGCGTCGTCGGCTTCGATGAAGCGCTTGCTGTTGTCGCGCCGGATGATGCGCCGGGCGACCTCTTGAGCGAGATGCGCGATGCGGGCATGAACGTCGTGGAGTACCGCGCGGGAGACGACGCAGACCGCCTTGATAAGATCAACAGCATCAAGAACGTGCGTTTCTCGGCGGAAGATGAAGGCGGCGAGCTGAGCGAACAGCAGGAGCAATCCTATGAAAAGACGGAGCGAGACGGTAAGCGCGGAGATTATTTGTCGATCCCTGCGGAGTGGAAAACGAAGCTCGAGCGCGCACGGACGGCGGCAACGAACAACATCAAGCCATCCGGCTTCGACAGCTACGATGCCTATCTCGATGCGCTGGACAAGCAGCGCGCGGCAGATCGGGCTGAGCGGCTGCGCGTCAAGAGCCGGGACGAATTCAAGGGCACAAAAGCGCTCGACAAGTTGGGCGTGAAGATTGCGAACAGCGCAGGCATTTACCACAATGCAGAACAGCTTATCGCCAATGACAAGGCGGCAAAGAGCATCCAGAACGCAACGAAGCGCGCCGAGCAGCGCTTGGGCGCGACGCGGCAGGAAAAGGCCATCGCACGAGACATCGCAAACGGTGAGCGCTCGATGTCCGATATCCCACGTAGCGTGAAGAAATCGCGCGTGCTTGAGCTCGTGGACTATTATACGGCGCAGAAGGCGACGAAGACGGGGCTCTTGCAGCAGCAGCGCATCGAGATCAACGACGCACTGCGCGAGCAGGCGCGCGAGCTCATCGGCACAGAAGCGCCGGAGATCAACCGAAAGGGCCTGAACAAGCTCTTCGGCCCAAGTAAAGGACTTGTGCTTTACCATCGCACGCCACAGCGCATTATGCGCGCTCTTTTTGGCTGGAAGCAGGGCCAGCAGATCAACGAGGCTGTTTTCGAGCCGGTCTACGAGAACGAGCAGGAGCGCAAGCGCTTCATCAACCGCATGTTTGACGAGGTCCGAACCTTTGAAGGCGCGGACGGCAAGAAAAGCGCACTGAACAAGGACGAGAGCGCCTTTGCGCAGAGATTGAAAGAGGGACGAACCGTCGAGGAGCTGGTTGAAAAGTCCGGCGCGGCGGAAAGCATCAGAGCGGCAGCGGAAAACCTGAAAAATGGCGCAGAGATGAAAGACGCCGCGCGGGAATTCAGCCTCGACAAAGGTTCGCGCGATCTGGCGCGGCAGTATGCCGACTGGCTGCAAACGCAGGATGACTACGCGGCGGCAAAGAACGTCGACCGCACGAAGGTTGAGAACGCGATCGAGAAGTACACCGAACTCTATGACAAGCTCTACGCCGCGATCAACGACTTCCTTGTAGCGCACGGGTACGAGCCCATCGGCTTTATCAAAGGCTACGCGCCGCACTTCCAGACGAGCGAGGCAAACGGAAAGCTCGAGAGCGCACTCAAGGCAATCGGCGTCGACCTCGGCTCCGGCGTGGGCAAACTGCCGACGAGCATCGCAGGTCTGACGAAATCCTTCAAGCCGAACAAGCGGTACAATCCGTTCTTCCAGCACCGCAGAGGCAATGAGACGGACTACGATATCGTCAAGGGCTTCGAGACATACGTGGACTATGCGAGCGATGTGCTGTATCACACGGACGACATCATGCGCGTGCGTCAGATGGCAAACTACCTGAGGTCGACATTCGCACCGGAAGAGATGAAGGCGGACATCGACCAAATGGAGGCCATGCGTTACGCTCCGGCGGATGTGAAGGAAGAATACTTGCGCGATAAAAAGAAGATCACGGGTGATACCTTCCTGAGCTATGAGGACCTGACAAACCTGATGGAACAGTATACGGACGAGAAGTACCGCAGCATTGAGGACGCGACCGAATTCAGCGACCTTGTTTCATGGATGGATGATTACGCGAATAAGCTGGCAGGTAAGCAGCTTTTCGAGGACCGCGCAATGGAGCGCGAGGTCGGGCGCGAGGCGCTGAACGGCGCGAAGAAGCTCAACCGCATGTTCGCCCGCGCGAACGTGGCGGGGAACCTCTCGTCGGCGCTGAACCAGACGGCGCAGCTGCCGATGATCGCAACCGAACTCGGACAGAAGTACACATGGCGCGCCGTGGGCGATATCCTGAACGGGAAGACGACCGGCATGAGCGCGTTTCGCGGGGAGAGCGACTTCCTGACGGAGAAGAGCGGCATTGACTATATCCAGAGCACCAAGGGTGAAAAAGCGATAGAAAAGCTATTCAGCCCGCTGGAAAAGGTCGATACTCTCGTCAGCACAATCGCTGTGCGCGGCAAATACCGCATGGAGTTAGACGCCGGCAAGAACCCGAAAGAGGCGATGAAAGCGGCGGACCGCTGGGCGCGTGATATCATGGGCACGCGCTCGAAAGGCTCGGCGCCGCTGACGTTCCAGTCGAAAAACCTTATCGCACAAATGCTGAACATGTTCCAGGTCGAGGCAGCGAACACCATCGAGCACATCACGCAGGACCGGCTCGGCCCCGGCTTCAAGGAAATGGCCGCGAAAATCGGCAAGGATAAGGCCATTAAAAAGCTCGCAAGCGACGCCATTGCCTATATGCTGCTCGCATTCCTGCTCAACCGGTTGGACGAGGATGCCTACGGCGGAACGCCTGCGCCATTTGACGTCATCGGCATGGGGCTGAACGCCGCCGCGTCCGGCAACGGATTGACTTCGAGCGACATGCTCAAGATGATCACCGACGATGTGACCGAAAACATCTTCGGCGAGCGCCTTTTCGACACCGATCCAAACGACATGAACGACGAGTTTGACGGCTGGTCGGCGGCGGAAGATACGCTATACAACATCAGCAACGATGTACCGTATGTGCGCAACGTGGCGGGCCTGATGGGATGGGGCGACCAGACGTTGCCGATGCCCGACATCGTTGGCGCAGCAGGGAAAACGAAAGACGCACTCAAGAACGCAGATAGTGCGGGCGAATTTTGGGCAGAGGTCGCGAAGCAACTCGTGGGCCTCGCGGGCGACACGCTTCCGGGCGGCCGCCAAGCCGAAAAGATGCTGCAAGGCGGCGATGCTGTGATTCGCGGCGGGTCGTATCAGGGCTTTGGCGACAGCAAGAGGCTGCAATATCCGGTGGAGCCGCTGCTGGAAGATCCGTTCGAGGCGCTGCGCGCTGGGCTCTTCGGAAAGAATTCGCTGAACGAATCGCGTGCATATTGGGCAGCGGGCGGAAATGCGCTGAGTGTATCGCAGACGACGCTCTACCAGGAGCTCGTCGACAGCGGCATGAGCCGCAAGAAAGCATACGAGACCATCAGAGACTTCAACGACGCGACGGCCGATCTGGAAGCCGACAAGGACGAGAACGGCAATCCCGTCAGCGGAAGCAAGAAAGAAAAGGTCGTCGAGGCGATCAACAAGCTGCCGCTGAGCCGGAAGCAGAAAGACAAGCTCTATCTCAGTAAGAATTACAGCGAGAAAGACCTTGGCGAGATGCCGTGGAATTAAGAGAAGGGCGGTAAGCGTCAAAGCTAACGGCGACTTGCGGTAAAATGAATAGCGTGAAAGAATAC